TGGAACAAAAGGAAGGTTCTTTTAATGGCGGTTTATAACGACTATGAGATTCGTATAAACATTAATCAGCTGATAGAGAAGAGGATCCCTTGTTGTGATCTTCTTCATCCTGATCATTGTTTGACAGAGAAGCAAGTGGCAGAGATAGCCCATGATGTAAGAATGGATATTGACTTACATCCTATCTACAAGCAAGTAGATAAACATATCATCGCATACTGTGAAGCAGCTGGTATTGATAATACTGACCATTGGGTTGAAGAGAAACTACTTGATCTTCCTGATGAAGAAGGCATCTCCTTTGAATAGTTAAGAGAACATTATGGCAATATATAAGAATAATAGGATTGTTATTGATCTCACTGAGTTAGTTGAATGTCGAGCACAAGTCACTGGGCATGAACTATCTGAGTATGAAGTGGAACAGATAGCAAGTGCATTACAACATACACTGACATGGGATAGTTTATTCTTTATGGTAGATACTGCAATACTTGATTTTGTCGGTATGAACCCTATTGAATATGGCAGCACTATGAATGAGAGTTGGTTGTTGGAGATCGAGCGTAACAAGAAGAAGTTTAAGATGGTAGATTTAAAAGGAGGTTCATGGACAATTCAAGTACCACAACGGATCAAGGATTAAAGTCTTATCACATTTATTTCGAGGATAAGTGTTTGTTTAAGAACTTAACTGAAGAAGAGTTCGATTTGATATGGGCGAAGATATATCGTTCATATCATACAGATAGTTTGTCGTTCTCTGTCTGTATAGGAGATGAGTGTTTAAGGGAGGAGGCTTCCTTTTAATGCACCCGCTTGATCATTTGGAAGATTTTACTGACGATTGGGTTTCACATCTACAGGAGCCTGATCCAATTAGTCCTGATTATAATGGACCTCGTTGTCCCTTTGCGAAGAAGGCGAGAGATGAGAATCGTCTCAGTTTTAGAAAAGTATATGACTATTTCTCTGCATATGACTTCTGGGAAGTAGTGTCGGAAGAGTGTGATAAGTTTGATGGCAGTAAGGATGTAGTAATAGTTGCAGCACACAGTAATGCGAATCATATTAATCCAGAGACAATGGGTGGAGGAGTTGACGCTCTGAATACTTTATTGAACTGTCAGGGAAAAGATTTATGGTTACTTACAAAGGTTGATCATCTGTTTACCATTGTGATGATTCAAAAAATAACCGTTTTAGACGACTCTGCCAAACTTCTGGCAAGTAAGGGATATTATACGACTAGATATAGTGACAAACAAATGGAGAAGGTAGTTACTGGTCGCAGAAAGTATCGGGATAAACTGACAAAAAAAATCGAACGTACACCACTCTAAGAAACCAAAATGTATAGATAGAAACATAATGAACTTACAAGATACAATGCAGCTCGATCTCGACGCTGGAACAATGGAATTACTATACGAATCAATTCAGTTCCGTCTCGAAAATGATAATCACTTAATGTACCATCCCGACATTCGCAAAGACCTTGAAGATTTGCTTGCTGAATGGGAAGATGAGTACGTTTAACGTCTATATTGGCGAGAACTTAATCATGGAAAAGGTTCCGCATCATGATATTAAACATAAGCTAGAATATATAAGGGAATATTTCAAACATTATCCGAGTGATGATCTCCGTACTCAGGAGATAAAAGTTGTTAAGAATTGACGACTATATAATAAGACACTGGACAGATTGATTGATCGGTGTTATACTTACTATGTACTGATAACATGTTATGGCAAAAGGATTTACAGTAAAAGCAAAAGCTCCTAAGACAAAGAAGGTTGAGGACGACTTTAATTTAGAGGAAGCGAAAGCATTAGCAAAAGGAAAAGCAATAGTATTCTGTCTGCCAGGACGCGGAGTATCATATATCTTCCTCAAGAACTTCGTTCAACTCTGTTTTGACCTTGTTCAAAATGGCTCTTCGATTCAGATTAGTCAAGACTATAGTTCAATGGTTAACTTCGCACGTTGTAAGTGCTTAGGAGCGAATGTACTCCGTGGTCCTGATCAGATTCCTTGGGACGGAAAACTTAAGTACGATTATCAATTATGGATTGACTCCGATATTGTATTCGATACTGAGAAGTTCTACCGTCTTGTATGGATGCAAAAGGATATCGCTGGTGGTTGGTATTGCACAGAGGATGGAAAGACTACATCTGTGGCACATTGGTTAGAAGAAGAGGACTTTGCAAAGAACGGCGGAGTCATGAATCATGAAACCATTGAATCTATCTCTCGTAGACGCAAACCTTTCACAGTTGACTACACTGGTTTTGGTTGGTTACTTATCAAAAATGGTGTATTCGAGCATAAGGATATGAAATACCCTTGGTTCGCACCAAAGATGCAAGTCTTTGACTCAGGAGAAGTCCAAGATATGTGTGGAGAGGACGTTTCTTTCTGCTTAGATGCAAAAGAAGCGGGTATGGAGATCTGGATTGATCCTAAGATTAGAGTAGGACACGAGAAAACGAGGATTATCTAATGGAATTTAATGGTGGACACGCATGGCGAGTAGAGGAATTGACCACTTCTGGGTGGTCAGTTCAAGATCCGAAGAGAGATGTGAAGCTTTCGAGGGAAAATGCAACCGCAAGATTGAATTTTTACCTTGGTGAAGGAGTTTCTCCTGACAGAATAAGAGCTGTTCCTGATAAATAAAAAGAAAACAGGTAAAAATTATGGATTCAGATCCAACTAAGTCGCCTCTTAATGTAGAAAGTGCTGGTTTTAAGAGTGGAAGTGTAAAAGGACAGTATGATGTGAGCGCTCAAGCACGAAAAAAGGCTGCTGCAAACAGTAATTCTGGACAATCTCCCCTCGCTGCTGGTTAAAATTAAGAAAAAAACTTTTCAAGACCCTCAAAAGGGTCTTTTTTTGTGTCTAAATACATAATGATAATATTTTTGTCGATATATGAAACTCAAAAATACTCAATTTAGTGTGCCTAATGATGGTTTTATCGAAAAACCAGAAGAAGATGACACAATTTTGCGTGAAGTTGTAGGTGATGACTCTAACGATAAGAAAAGAAAACAAAATTTGAGTGAATAATGCCTAGTATTGACAGAGAATTAAACACAAGTCGAGATTTTAGAGACATAAGCCTTACTTTTGCAAGGCATCCTGTCACTAATGACATTGGCGTGTTCGTAAATGAGAACGCCATTAAGAGATCTGTGCAGAATCTTTGTCGAACAAAACTAGGAGAGCGATTTTACAACCCTATTTTGGGAAGTAACATTGATAATTCCATGTTTGAGCCAGCAGGACCAGACATAGCCTTAGAATTAGAGGACGATATTGAACTTTTATTGGAAAACTTTGAACCTAGAGTTAGACAAGTTAAGGTAAGAGTGTCATATCCTGTCGATACTAATGAATTAGTCGTAGAAATTAGTTATGATATCGTGGGAATAGTAGCCCCAAGACAAAATGTTGACTTTATTCTCCAATCAACTAGAATATAATGTCTTTTAACCAGTTTACAAACTTAGATTTTGCTGATCTAAGAGCACAAATTAAAGATTACCTTCGTGTAAACAGTGATTTCGCTGATTTTGACTTTGAAGGATCGAACTTTTCGACCTTGATTGACCTTTTAGCGTACAACACTTACATAACTGCTTACAATACTAACATGGCAGTTAACGAATGTTTCCTTGACAGTGCAACTTTGCGTGAAAACGTCGTTTCACTCGCTAGAAATATTGGTTATGTGCCTAGATCTAGTAGATCTGCGATGGCAACCATTAATTTTAGTGTTGATATGTTCGATAATGACACTAGACTCGTAACTTTGAAGGCTGGACAGGTTGCAGTAGGTAATCAAGTTGGTGGATCTTACATTTTTTCAATTCCAGACGACTTTGTTGCTACAACTGACGACAATAATATCGCATTTTTTGAAAACTTGAACATTTACGAAGGAGTTTACCTTCAAAAAGTTTTTCAGATTGATTATTCTCAACCAAATCAGCGTTTTATTCTTCCAAACTCGAATATTGACACAACTTCTATCCGTGTTACAGTCGAATCTACGACAAAAGAGATTTATACGCTGTATGATAACATTTTAAGAGTTGATGCTACCTCAAAACTCTTCTTAATTCAAGAAATTGAAGATGAACATTACGAAATTTTGTTCGGAGACGGCATTTTAGGTACAAAACCGCCTTCTGGAGCAATCGTAACTGTTTCTTACATCGTTACAAACGGAAGACTCGGAAATAATGCTAAAAATTTCTCATTTGTTGGAATTTTAGAAGACGATCAATCATTGCCAGTCACAACTGGTATTTCAATCATCTCAACTTCCAATAAAGCTTCAATGGGAGACGATATTGAAGATATTAGTTCGATCAAATACCTAGCACCTCGTATATACTCCTCACAATACCGTGCAGTAACGGCAAGTGACTATTCTGGTATCATTCCATTCGTATATCCTAACGTCGAGTCTGTGACCGCCTACGGTGGAGAGGAGTTAGATCCTCCTGAGTTTGGAAAAGTGTTTATTTCCATCAAACCAAGAAACGGTTCTTTCCTTTCACAGATTACAAAGGACGATATCTCTAGACAACTCAAACAATATTCAATCGCTGGTATCAAACCAGAAATTATTGACCTTAAGTATCTTTATGTTGAAGTTGACACTTCTGTTTACTATAACAGTAACGCAGTTTCAGATACCACTGAATTAATCACATCTGTAACCAAAGCCTTAACTTCATATTCAAGATCATCTGACATTAACGACTTTGGTGGTAGATTCAAGTACTCTAAAGTTGTTGGATTGATTGATGACTCTGCCAGAGGTGTTACTTCCAACATTACAAGAGTCAAAATGAGAAGGGACTTGAACCCTGAGTTCAATACTTTCGCAACTTATGAACTTTGCTACGGAAATGCCTTTTACGACCAACCAAACGGATATGGCATAC